AAGCTTATATAGAGGTAATAGATGAGTGAAATAAAAAGACCAGAAAATCTCTCTTTTAAGAATGCTCCAATAGAGCTTAAAGAAGATGGAGATACAAGATATATAGAAGCAGTTTTTTCATTATTTGATGTTATTGATTCTGATAATGATGTAACTAAAGCTAATGCTCTTAGATCAGGATATACAGGCAATAAAGTTCCATTAGTCTGGAATCATGATTGGAGTAAAGTTATTGGTAGAGGAATTATTGAAACAGATAATCAAAAAGCTGTTTTTAAAGGTTACTTCTTAAATACTGAAGCAGGTAAAGAAGCTTATGAAACTGTTAAAGCTATGCAAGATATGCAGCAATTTAGTTATGGATTTCAAGTTTTAAAATCAAGTAAAGGAACTCATATTGATTCTAAAGGAGAAGAAGTTCCTGTAAGAGTATTAGAAGATGTTAAAGTATGGGAGGTTTCTCCTGTATTAGTAGGAGCACAACAGAACTCATTTGTTCAAGCTCTTAAATCAGGTTTAGAGCCTGTAGATGAAGAAATAAAAGCAGAAATGCAAATAGAATCTACAGAGCCAGAAGTTTCAAGTAATACTGATTCAGGAATCAGCAAAGCCCAACAGGGACTTAGACTTGGAGAACAAGCTGTAGCTTCTCTTGAGGAGTTAAAGGCATTTACAGAGAGAATAGAGGATCTTGCTTCTCTTAGGAACTCTGAAAAAAAGACATTAAGCTCAAAATCTACAGAGATGATACAAAAATATTTATCTGGACTAAATGCAATTTATATTAAATTGGATGATGTCTTAGCTAACTATGGTTATGATCCTGTTAAAGATGATGAGCTATTCATTAATGTTCAAAAGAACTTAATGAACAATAATTAATAGGAGATAAAATCTAATGGCAACATTAAAAGATATGAAAGCTCAAAAAGCTCAAAAATCAGAAGAACTTGCTAAGATATTTGATTCTGTAAAAGATATGTCAGAACTTTCCTCAGATCAAAAAGAGGAAATTAAAAAGAGAAATGATGAGTTAGCAGAACTTGGCTCAAAGATTAGTGAATTAACTGATCTTGAGGGTGTAAAGAATGCTAATAAAGAAGAATTAAAAAATTCTCAAAAAGTTTCTGGAGTGCCTGTTTATGGTGATCCAGCAGTTGAAGCTCCTAAATCTCTTGGTGCTGAATTTTTACAATCAGATGCTTATAAGTCTTTTGTTGATGGTGGAATTAAAAATATTCCATTCCAATCAGAAAGAGCTCCATTTGAGCAAAAAAACACAGTAACAACTTCTGTATGGACTAGAGATACAGTTTATCAACTAGTAGCTCCTCCTGCAGAGCCAGATCCAAATCCTGTTTTGAATCTTATTGACACAATCAATACAGATCAAACAACTTATTACTTCTTAGCAGAAACTGCAACAAATAATGCTGCAGAAACAGCTGAGGGATCTGCTGCTCCAGAAGATGCTTTCACTTATTCAGCAGTTACAGAGCCTGTAAGAAAATTCATTACAACTCTACCAATAACTGCAGAATTGCTTGAAGATCAAGCAGGTGCAAAAGCATATTTTGATGGCAGATTAGCTAACCATGTCATGCAAAAACTTGAAAAACAAGTTCTTGGTGGCTCAGGAGTTAGCCCTGCAATTGAGGGAATAGTTCAAAGAAGTGGTATTAATTCAATCACTTACTCAGCAGGATCATATCCTGCATCTGTTGGTGGTAAATTAAGAACAATTCTTGAGGGTATCAAAGATGTAGAAGCAAATGGACAAATGAGCCCAGATGCTATTGTTATGAGCCCAGCTGCTTATGAAGCATTAGCAGGTCAAGTAGATGGTAATGAAAACTTCATGCTTGGAGCTTCTGCTATGGCAGGAAGCCCAACAATCTGGGGATTACCTGTTGTTAAATCAACACAAATAGGATCTGCTGTTGGTCTTGATACTGATGTTCTTATTGGAAAATTTGGTGGAGGACTTGCTGTTAATCATGTATTCAGAAGAGGAATGGAATTACAAATTTCAGATTCAGCTGCTGATGGTGATTTTGGCAAAGACATTCTAACAATTAAAGCATCTTTAAGATATGCTTTAGCTGTATATAGAATTGCATCTTTCACAAGAATTCTAGATATAGAATAAAATATTAAATGAAAAAGCAGAGCCACACTTTTGTTATGACAACTCAAGTAATGAGCTCTGCTTTTCATGAAGAGGAAAATAATATGGAAAAAATAACAGATCCAAAAGATACAGTTTGGAAATGTAATAAAACACATAAATATGCAAAGGGAGAGAAATCTCCATTTAGTTCTGCTGTTTTAGTAGCAAAAGTTGGTGATCCTGTTCCTAATGTTGAATTTGAAAAACCAAAAAAGAAAGCTGTTAAAAAAGTAGAGAATAAAGCTGTAAAGCCATCAGAGGATAAGTAATTAACTTATGCCTGTTGCAATTCACACTTATGTTGAGGTTGATGAACTTAAGGGATGGTTAGGTATTAGTGGATCAGCACAAGATACTAACTTAACTTATGCACTAGAAGCTGCTACAAACTTAATTGATGAATTTTGTGGCAGAGTTTTTTATGTAGAAAAAGACTCTGGTGTAGATGTTTTGCAAACAAGATATTATGATTGTGAATTTCAAGACTTTATACATGTAGATGATATATCAACAACTACAGGATTAGTTGTTAAAACACTTAATGCAGATGGAACTGATGATCAGACTTTAGTTAGAGATACTGATTATTATTTAGCTCCATATAATGCAGATAAGTTACAGCCTAGAATGCCTTTTGATAAAATTTATATGGCTATAGAGAATGGTGGTAAAGTTTTACCAACAAATCACAGGAGAGGATTAGCTGTAACAGCATATTTTGGCTTTCCTATTCAAAGTGGTAATAATCATCAGCCTCCTGCTGTAACTCAGGCTTGTTTAATTCAATCTGCTAGATTTTGGCAGAGAAAGAATAGCCCAATGGGATTTTCTGGTAATCCTGAAACAGGACAAGCTCCTGTAATATTTTTAAGTGAATTAGATCCAGATGTTAAAACAATTCTTAAACACTATAAGAAATCAACAACAACTCTTGCTTCAGGTAGACCATACACAGGACTAACTGCAATAAATAATCAAAGACAGTATGGTGTATGAAATTAACTTTAAATGGAGCTTTAGATCTATCTAGATCAATTAACTCACAAACTATCTGGAATAAAAGAAGTAATGATTACTTCAATGAGTTAGCTAAAGATTTAAAAAAAGATGCTTTAGTAGCATTAGAAAATAATCCATCTCCTAGATCTCAGGGAGGTAGAGGCAACAAAAACACAGGAGCAACTAGGAGAAGTGTATTTACAGCTAAATTAGGCAATACTAACAGACTAAGAATGTCTGAGGGCTTTAAATTAGCTTCAAGTGTTCCTTATGCTCCATTTATTCATGGTAAGCCAATATTTAGAAGCTTTGCTCCTGTTAAAAGAACTAAACCATTCTTTCCTCCATACAAAGAGGGTAGTTCATTAGCTAAGTGGGCTAAGAGAGGTAATCCTAAACTAAATCCATTCTTAGTTGCTAGAGCAATATCTAAAAGAGGTTTAAAGATGAAGCCATTTATTGGTGGTGTAGTTTATGAGAAGCAAAAAGAGATTAAGGACAGAGGGGATGAGATGTTAAGATTAATAGCAAGAGATATAGCTAGGAGTGTTAAATAATGGCATTACTTACATCAATTAGAGATGGACTTAAAACTAATTTAGAAACAATTTCAGGTTTAACTGCTTATGAGTATGTGCCAGATTTTATAGATCCACCTATTGCTTTAGTAGCTCCATTAAACAGTTTAAATTATGATTCAACAATGGCTAGAGGTGCTGATACTTATGAGATTCCTATAGTAGTATATATTTCAAGAATAGATGCAGAAACTGCACAAGATGGAATAGATGCTTACTTAGCTTCAACAGGAGCAACTTCTGTTAAAGCAGCAATAGAAAGTGATCCTACTTTGGGAGGTGCAGCAATGTCTGTTAGAGTAGTAAGTGCAACAGATTATGGAGAATATGAAGTAACACAGGGAACTAGCTTTCTTGGTGTAACATTCAATATAGAGGTAATAGCATAATGAAAGTAAAAATTTTAATAGGTAGTGATTTTTCACTAGATAAAAAAGATAAAAGAGTAGAAGCAGGAGAAGTTTTAGAACTCCCAGATAATATAGCTAAAGCATTAATCAAGAATAATGCAGCAGTTAAGTTTGATAGTAAAATGAGTAAAGAGGAAGAAGAATAATGCCAACTTTTAATCATGGAAAAAATGCTGTAGTTTTATTAGATAACACTAATCTTTCAACAACACTAACTGATGCAGCTTTATCATTAACAGCAGATGTAGCTGAAACTTCTACTTTTTCTAGCTCCTCAAAAACCTATGTTGCAGGACTTAAAGATGGAACTGTATCATTATCAGGTTATTTTGAGAGTTCAGATCCTGATGCAGATGCTGAGTTTTTATCTCAGCTAGGAGGATCTGGTGCAGCATTTTCCATTGCACCTATTGGATATACCAGAGGAAATGCTGTATCTTTTGGAAACACAATAGCAACTTCTTATGATAGAAGTGCAGATGTAGGATCAGTTGTTGCAGTAGCAGTAGCATTCCAATTTGATGGAGATGCTTATAATGGTAAGTCTTTACTTACTCCAACTGCTGTAACAGGCACTTCAAATGAAACTCATGTGGATTTTGGAGCTGCAGGAACTAATGGTGGTGCAGGAGTTCTACATTGTGTAGCAAGTTCTGGAAGCCCAACTTTAGATGTTAAAATACAAACAAGCACAGATGAAGCTGTATGGAGTGATTATATAACTTTTACTCAAGCTACAGGAACAACATCTGAGCTAATAGCAAGTGCAAGTAATCCTAATAGATATGCAAGAGCAGTTCTAACTTTTGGTGGAACAGGCTCTATAACTGCAGCTATAGGATTTGCACATAAATAGATTAAGGAAAATAGGAGAAAGATAAATGCCAACATTTACACATGGAAAGAATGCAGCTTTTAAAATAGATGACTCTGGTGGAACATTAAGAGATATCTCTGATGTTTTAACAGATGTTGCTGTTTCAAGAACTGCAGATGTAGCAGAGGTTTCAGCATTCTCTAATAGTTCTAAAGCTTATGTAGCAGGACTAAAGGATGCAACAATCTCTATCTCTGGATCTT